TTACTCCAATTCTCTCATAACGTCTTCCACTCTCTCAACTGCCACAACTTCATCATCTCTCACTTTTTCGTGCGGTAACACATAATCAAAAATCTGTTCGTTTTTGCGCACAATCGCTACTGTGTTCCCTGAAATATAGCCTTTATCAATCGCTTCTTTAAACTCATCTATATATAACATATTTTATCCTCCACTTATCTATTCGATAAAAAATCCTAAAAATAGACAATTTTAAATTTTTCTGTTCTGATAGACAAAAAGATAAATATTTTAAAAAAAGTATTGACTTTATATAGTACATGTATTATAATTAATATATAGAAAGGAGGAAGATATGAGGATATCAGAAATTGCTGATTTGCTTACTTCAATCGGAACTCTACTGATTGGTATAGCAAGCATAATCACAGCAATAAAAAAAGAACCTAAAAAGAAAAACCGGCCACGGAGATTCAAATAAGGTTCTAGTAGTAGTTTGGGGCTCAAGCCCCTTGCCACTACTGATAGTATATCATATCTAAGACAAATATGAAATATTTGATTATTTTCGCAATTTGTTTAGTTGTATTTTACTTTATTAACAAGGATGATTGAAATGGATAAAGAATTAACACCTCAAGAAAAAGCAAATAAAAAGTGGGCAGAAAACAATAGAGAACATAGAACCTATCTATCAAAACGATCTACTGCTCGTAGTTTTATTAACAAAAATGCTACAAAAGAAGACTTATTAGAATTAAAACAATTAATTGAAAGCAAACTCTAGACACACAAAAAAACCGCCCTCAATAGAGAGCGGTTAATATTTATTTCAGTTTTTCTTTGACAGCATCTACTGCCTCTTCAACAGCATCTTTAGCATCATCTGCTAGTTCTTTACCTTTAGCAATTGTTTTTTCGACAAATCCTTTTGCTTCTAACTCTTTATCACCGGTTAGCTTCCCTGCACCTTCTTTAAGACTGCCTGACGCTTGTTCAACTTTTGCTTTTAGTTTTTCTTGTGACATAATGTGCCTCCTTATTATTTTTATTAATCATAACATCTATATCTTTCTTTAGCAAATAAAAAAGCAAGAACCGCTAGTGTCAGGCGATTCTTGCTAGTGTGATTATCTCATGGTTATGCGAGTATGTCAATAGAGGTAATCAGCACAAAAGGTATGTTCTAAATCCAAGTTATTGATTTTATAGCAGTATGCCGAATTCGCTTGTAGGGGTTGTTTCGGCTCTCATGCAACGTAGCTGGCCTAAAGACCCCTGTCTCATCTCTTTTTAATCCTACAACAACTAATTTCTTCTTGTTGTCTTTATAAAAAACAACACTCAATTTCATTGTATTTTTAGTTAAATCCTTATCTAAAATACAGACGTTAACTCTAAACTGATAGAATATTTCATATAAAAAATTATAATTATCGACTCTAGGAAGAACTTCTCTAAAATTTGGATGTTTTGAATAATTCGATAAGAGGAAAACATCTGCTTTCACAGCTTCAACCCAATTTGTTGCGCGATACTTTGTTTTCAACTTATGAATACCTAGAAGATGATACAAATCTCTTATATCAAATAAAATCATAAATTCGGGTAAATGCTTAAAATTAGTCTCAACTTTACACCTTTTCCCACAAAAATTTAGCTCATAATCATTAACTATTTCTTTGAGATCCACTATCAAAAAACTTTCTACAAAATAAAAAAAGCACGGACCGGAAATATCCTCCGGTCAGGGCTGACGATTAGAGGTGCAAAACTCTAACTCTCTATTGTGCTTCTTAGGCTTATCGCAAGAGAACAGTTCTTAAGCTCTGCCAAGCCGTATGATGTGCTTTCAGTCATACGCCCGTATCACTACGGGTTCAACGAACAACGAAGACGTTGGGTTAGAAAGGATGATAAATGAACGAAATTTATCTTCTATAACCACCCTCATTATGACATGTCTTGAACTTTTTGTCAATAAATGCGAAATTTTTTGCAATAAAAAACAGCCCCCGCAAAGCGAGGGCATTTGTCTTATCTAAAGGAGCTTTACCTCCTGTTTTATACTTGTGTGGCATTAGCTAAATACTTATCTTCGACCCATTGGTCAGACTGAGAAGCATTAATGCGTGACCATCCATTCACTTTTTCGTAGACTCTTACGCGAGTTCCTGCTTTGATAAATTCTTTATCAGCGCTACTTGCGTTTGGCTTAGACTCTACATAATAGTCTGTGCTAAGGGTTGCTTCGTAGTAAGGTACATTTGAGTTGTCTAATTTAGTGTTAGTATCTAGCTTTTGATTAAAAGTAAGCTGGCTTTGTGGTGCTTGTGGTTTGTCAATCTTAGGTATATCCACTTTGCTACTATCATCTGCTAATAATACAATATTTTTATCTAAACCACCTGCTATTCCTACGCTTGTAAACTGCCACCAGCGCACGCCGTCCATAGATGGAAAATAGTCCCACAGTGGTTCAGAGCGAACCTCATAATCGGGATAGCCTGCAATCCAAATACTATTAGGGTATTTAGCAATAATCTGCTGATAATCAACATTGTTAAGTGTAAATGGCTTATAGCTGTAATAAACAGGTTTGTAACCAGCACTAGTGATTTTATCCATAAATGCAATAACTGCGTTTGTGTTGGCTTGCTTGTCTGCGCTTGCGGAATCTTCATAGTCAATGACTAAATATGATACTTTTTTGCTTGGTAAATTAGACAAAAATAAGTCTGCTTCCCGTTGCGCCAAAGCACTATCACCGCCAAAGCGTCCAAAGTGATAATAGCCGATTGGGTCGCTTGTGTTTGCTTGTTGTTGATGTCTGTCAGATAGCCATGCTATTGATTCTGATACCTTGATAATCGTTTTTGTAGTGCCTGCTTGCTGACAAGTCGTTGTTAAATCTGCTTGTTGATAAGCTGATACATCAATAAAGTAATCTCCTTTATTCAATTCAGTATTACCTGTGACAGTAACTGCGTTTTTAAAAACTTTTGGTCTAAATGCAGTAGGATAAGTCGCTGAATATGGTATTTTTACTAAATTATATGCGCCATTAGCACCGCCTTGATTTTGCCCCAAAAACCAGCCATACCCGCCTCCTGCATCGCTGTCAAAAATTGCTACATGACTGTAAGGCGTTACACCGTCAACAACCATAAAAATAGCAACATCACCAGCTTGCATAACTTCCACTTCATCAAAATAGTTTAAGATACCATTTTCGTGACGTTGCTCCCATATATCCCTTGCGTATCCTGTATTTGTACAGTTTGCGTATGGCACACCTAAAAATCTACAGTAATCTGCATAACCGTCCCAACATTGCGCACCAAATGAGCCATCAATATCATAAGCGTTACCATTTGAACGACTTTTATATTCTTGGTATGTAGCCATTTATCCCTCCTCTTTAAAAATCAAATAAAATGGATAAGCAAAAAAAGCAATCACAGATAACGGCACATACAGTATTGCAATTGCTAGTATTAATGCTAATCGTGTGATTGCTTTCATTTTTATCCTCCTATTTTTTGGGCTCGTGGTAATTCAATGCTTGCTCACTGTCTGAAAGACCTTTTGTTGTTGGGTCTGTAACAACTCCAAGTAATACCAAAAGCGTTACAGCTGTGTTGGCAATATCCACAATGTTTGATGGTAATTTAATACCTAATTGCTGCGCTAGCAAAAATATAGCTCCTAAAATAGCCATCAAAGTTACTTTGTTTTGTAGTCGTAATTTTAAATTAATCATGTTTATTTCTCCTGTTAAATAATGTTTTTATCTGTTCTTTGTTGACGATGATGTCGTCTTCCGTCTTTCCGAGTCGTTGCTCGTGTATATCCAAAATTTTATGGATATTTTCTCGGTCACGCTGTGAGTCTTTTAGCTCGTAAGCCAGCTCTTTTATCGTGTCTTTGAGGGCGCTCATTGTATCTTCGTTTTTTTGCATCGCTGTCTTAAACGGATTAACAACAAACGCCCACAAGCCAAGTATCGATAAAATAGCGCCACAAAGTGCGCCAATCTGGATAACATCAATGTTCATTCATTGCCTCATTTTCCTTCTGTACCAACCGTAGAAACTTCAATTAGTTTACGTACTCGCTCACGACAAAATGCTGGAACGTCATCAATAGTAATCCACCCTAGTTCAATCTGCATTGCAAAGTAATTAATCATCATTGTTTTTTCTCCTTTTTTGTTTTTAAATATGTGTACTGCTATTTTCGCTAGCGTTGTTAAGCATTGTATCATTCAATTTCCCTCCGTCAGCCATTGTCTTAATCAAATCGTTAACAGTTGCTGACATCAGTTTAATCATATTTTCCGCTTTATCTGATTGCGCCTTTGACTTAGCAATTGCGTCATTAATTTTTTCAAATTGTTCTGCTTCTGCTTTGTCTTTGTAAAGTTGCTCAAAGATAAGCTTTTCACACGTTTTTAAAGTTTCAGCAAATTTCTTTTCGTGATCTTCTCTTGGCAATGTCACTTCAAAGCTTGCTTTAACTGTGCTAGATTCGAATTTTAAAATAGCTTTAACTTCTTTAATACTATTATCTTCTAACATTACAGGATATTTGTTTAAAATTTCCAATAGTTTTCCTCCTTTAAATTGTCCATTGAATTTGACCTTTTACGTTAACAGTCCATTTTGACGGATTAAACCACAGAATACGACCATCTGCGCTCACTTGTACATTTAAAACATTCAGTTGTACAGTCCAAGCCGTTACTGCAAACATCATGTCACTAGGTATCAAATTCGTAGGCATAGAGCCAACCGTCAACTTATCTATGCCGTTCGTCGCAAAGTCGTACTTAACGGTGACTGTACTGCCTGTCTGTCTATAACTAAAACCATTTCCGATTGACCGCCAGCCTGAGTCTATCGTTTTAGGTAAGCTATCTTTTTTAGCGTACTCACTCCAACCACTCCATGCCCCGTTTTCAAGTACTCGTGTAAAAATAGTTTTGTTCGTACGGTCGTAAAATTGTTGATAAGCATAGTTTGCTGTCTCATGTCTTACAACTGTTACATAGCCTTGTCCAGATCCAGAAGGTCTGTTAGGTCCGTAAGAAACACAATAAAAACCTGTATCTTGTAGAGTATTTAAATCTGTTGCATCATGCCTAAAAGAGCCACCATTATTTAAAGCTAGCTGTTTTTGCTGTATAGGTTTACCATCAGAATAAATATTTCCTGCGACATTTAAAGAACCTGTATCATCAATTTTTGGTAATGTTCCAATTCCGACGCTGTTTTTATGCCACGACAGCGGAAAAGACTCCGTTGATACGGTTCGTTTAACGGGTGTACCGCCTCCGCTTGCACTAAAAACATCACTAAGCAAACCGTAGACATCAAATGATTTGTCAGCTCCATACGAACCACTAAGCGTAGCTGTTGAGTTAATTAACTCTGAGACAGAGGTATAAGTACCGCTTGCGTTTGATGTGTCTATTGTAAAGCTCGTTGTATTAAGTGGTGCTGTTTTAAAAGTCAGCGTCATTTTATTTTTTTGTACGCCATCGACAATAAGCGGGGAGATTTTAGCATTACGAGTAACTACCAGCTGGTCATTTTTAGCCCCTGCACGTGTGACAGTAAAGCTAAACGCTGGCGGGGAGTATGGTATAACGTTGATTTCTGTTGTCACAGGGTCTGACACCCTGCCCCTACTATCTGTAACTGTAGCTTTAATAGTCGCTTTGCCACTAAAGTTAAATATCCCGAGCGGACCACCATTTTGCTGCGTGGATTGGTTTTTGCCAACCACCTCCGCATAATAACTAGCTATCGTCGACCCGTACGTTCCTGCAGCACCATTAAAAGTGACAATTGGATTGGACACAATTTGCACAAAATTATTAGCACCTACTAATGCAGATACTTTTTGATTTGTATCCGATAAAACAAGACTAGAAATTTTAGGTTTAACACTATCAGGTAAAGTCAGATAAAAAATAGCGGTCGACGTCCCAATGACAGAACCGTTAGATTTTGTATCAACATATATTGTTCCCGGGCTGCTAGTTGCATTTGGAATCGTACTAGCCCAGTCTAAACTTGTTTTAAAAGTTGTTGAGCCTGATATATCGCTAGCAACTATCCCTGTTATACCGTTGACATTATATCTGACATCGTGTGTAAAACCACTTGAGCTTTGATTGATATTAACATTTAGCGTATCTCCAAAATAGCCGCTAGATACAGATACAGTACTTGCACGAGATAGCTTAGTTAATTTAAATTGTTGGTCTGGTATCGTCAACGTTCCGGGTGCGTATCCGCCTGGACCTAATAACTTAGCAGCAACAACGACTGTTTTGTTTCCATCTGCGTCGTGTGGGACTCTGATAGTTTTATCAATCAACAATTGATTGCCATTAAAACCAATCGAGGAAGGTGCGTTAAAGTCATATTTAGAGCCAACCCAGGCATAACCACCAAAACTATACTGAGCATAACTGTTAGTACCAGAAGTCAAATAGAGCCTGAATCTTACTTGACTACTATTATCTGCGATTGACGTTGAGACCTCGTCAACGATATAAGTTAAGCGATAACTCCTATCAGAGTTACTATAATAAGTTGTCATTTAACCTCCTTCCTATCCAACGTAGCGAACAACATTTATGTCCGGATTTAACTCGTATTGCTCGATGCGGTAACGTCCAATTTGTAGTTTGGTCGTAAAGATACCGCTATCGATAACAAGCACACTCTGAGCTATATATGCTACTTCTTTACCACTTGAGTAAAAACTGATGCGATCGTTATCAACTCTAACGCTTGACGTTCCATCTTTTTGTCCGATTACAAGACCGTCCTCTGACTGACTCATAAATTTATTAACAAAATCAGTGCGTATCTGCATCTCCCCAATTGTTTGCTGTACTGCTATCATGCGATTAGAAAAGTCTATCAGTTTTTGTTCTGATAACTTTTGTCCTCCCTCTCGTGCCTTGATTTCGTCTTGCAGTGCTTTAACCCAGTCGTTAACTGTGTCTAACGTTGCTTTAGATTGCAATTCAGCTTCCGCAATACGAGCACGTTCGGCAAGTTTGTTTAACTGCTCGACAGTAAAATCACCGTCAGCTTTCGAATCAAGATTACTTGCTTTATCAGCTTCCGATTCTTGCCAGTCTCCTGTCTTGTTACCTCTAACGAGCATAAATCCACCAGTACTGAAACTACCTTGTTCGCTAGCGATCATTGCGAAGCGTGGTCTAATCTTACCTGTTTTCGTAGGTGTAAAGGTGATTTCAAAGCGTCTGACATTTGAGTCAACGTTTTTTATAATCGTCTCTCGTGGGGTATCGCTAGTAATAAAATCATCGGTTTCATCGTACAAGTAAAAATACAGATTTCCTGCTTCCTCACGTTTGACATAAGCACTAAAAGTGTATGTCACACCTTGCTCGACAATAATGTCTTTTGCGTGTGATACCTTTTGTCCGCTTATCCATTTTTTAAATGTAAATGGATAATTAGAGATGTTTTCGTCTTCTAGCGTTGCGGATGTAAACCAGTCTGTGCCACTAAATGACTTAGTGCCATCGATTAGATTGTTTGTCCCGACAACAACTGTTCCGACCATGTCAGTCCACTTATAATCAAGATAGTTTGTTGATTGTTCTATACCAGTATAAGTTCCAATAAACCTTCTATTTTTAGACTCAGTTATACTAAAATCAACTTTTCCATCTTCTGAATTAGCCCACGCTGTCCATGATGACTTACCATCATCGCCTTTTTCTCCATCAGTCCCATCCTCAGTATCTGTAAAGGATATTTGCGTACTTACTACAAGTTCCTCATTAACGTAAGCTTCGACTGTTATGTTCAAAACATGGCTAAAGTCACTTGCTTTAACTGTTAGCGAAGGACCTATCTCAATCAGTGAGTCGCCATTTTTATAAAAATAAACAGCTTCATAGTCTTTCCCATTTTTTTGCAAGCTAGGCGTTAATACAGACTCACCAACCCCATTTTTAAAAGCAACTCCGTTTGAAGTCGCTAGTTGTATCTCGTATGGAATAGATTCGTCATAAAGACGTAGCATATCACTAATTAAATCAGAAGCTAACTGACTTTCTTTTTCGACAAAATTGCTGAATTTAGTTTTGTTAGAGCTGGGATTTGTTATGGATATTTCTTGCTCAATAACCCTCGCTGTGAGAATTAGCGTCGGCTCATATCCGTCGTCCTGTATTCGCACAACATCACCAAGTTCTAAATCAACATATCCATCAACTTCATAAGTGACAGCTGGATAAGCGTGTGCTTTTAGATCTTTTAAAGCAGTTGATATCAAGACATCTTGGCTGTCCGTCTCAACTTCCATGTCTTTACGAATCCAGTTATCTCGTGTTTCGTTACCAGTCAACACAGATGGATAACGGTCTCGTGATAGAGGAGCATATAAAAAGCCGTTTTTGAGATAGTACTCTACTTTACCGTTTTCGTCTTTCCACTCTTTGTAGATTGAGTTGTCAATGTAGATGATTTGTTCTTCTTCGTATGATTCTGTCTGTGCTTCTTGCACGACTTCCTCATATGATATCTGTGTACCGCCACTGACTTGCTGTGTTGTTGCCCCGTTAACAGACATTCCTTGCGCTATTTCACGTGGATAACATACTGTTTGTAATCCAGACACGAAAGAATTAATGTCGTATGAGTTTTCGACAACATACATGCGACCAGCAAAGTTTTGCTCCAAAACAGTAACTCTGGTCTTGGACACACTCTTGATAATACCTGTATGCCCCCAGCCTGTGGTATAAAAAGGAGCGCCTCGATTTGCTCGTACATTATAAATACCACCAGCTTTTAAGTTTCTAGCGTTAGGTGATTTATCTACCTTCCACCCATACGAACCCCAGTTATAGTCAGTGCCGATTAAGGCAGCAGCCATACCGCCTCCGATACGGCCTCTGATACCAGTTACGCCTCCGCCGAGCCCTGGTCCACTTAATTTATTTGCATACCAGGCAGATAGAGCGTAGCATTGACCAGAACCAACTCTGCGCCCTTTCAACTTAGTAGCCTCATTAATAGCTTGTATTGTTTTAGTGGCTCTTCTAGCGACGTTTACGGCGGTTATGGGCTTTACAGGAGTCTGCCACAGCTTATCAATCGTATTGAGGATATTTCCAGTTACTTTATTGATACCATTTCGGATATTAGTCATCAAATTTGTGTAGCTTTGATATCCTGCCGCTGCGTAATCATACTTAGCTCCACCAACCTTAAACAATCCTTTGGTATAGTCCGCTATATTTTTTTTACCAACAACATTATATATGCCTTGCTTTGCTAAAAGATAAGTGTAATCTTTTAAAAAGTCATCTACACTTGCATAGTGCATGTATGTTCCACCCTCGTTAGCAGGACGAGCCATACCAGTAGTGACTTTTACTCCGCTAGGACGTGTCTGTGCTCCACCGCTCATACCTGGCCAATTATTGTCGTGTTTGCCAACTGTCGAATCACCCCAGGAACTCTCTAGGTACAGTTGACATATGATTCCGCTTGGCAAAATATTATATTGCACTGCGTAGTTAATAATAGCTTGTACGTTAGCTTTTTTGATTGTATGACCATAATATTTAAGGTCTCCGCCTAAGTATGTGCGATTTGACCCAACCGTTTTAGTAACTTTACGAGTTATAGGGTTGGAAATAACACGCTCGCCTTTAACAGTCTTTTTGCCGTACGGACGTATAGCGTTATAAATCTGGCGCTTGTCTAATTTTTTAGTGATACCAGCTACATTTTTTTGATATCTCAACACTACGTCGCTGCGGTCACGACCTACGCCATAAGATGTGCCCTCTTCATATTCTTTGTACACATTTACAATAAACGCTTTAAATGTGTGATTGTTGTGTAATTGAGTTTCAAATTCGATTTCTGCATCAAAATTATTAGCAATTGACAAAAGACGAGCTAACTTAGTGTCTTGACCAGTCCATTCCAAAGTAAGTTTTTTGTCCTTGACTTCGTTTGTGCCAATTGTCAAAGCACCCCAGTTTAAAATATCAAATTGCACAAGGTACTCTTCAAACGACATCGCTTTAGTTGCTTTATATGCGTTGCAATACTCGTTTAGTAACTCTAAATTAAGATTTTCGCAAAAGCAACGTATCGTTGTCTCTGTTTCCTCGACCTGCATGATGTTAAACAATTGTACTTTACCTTTGTGTACAAAAGAGACAAATGCTTGATCGTTTAGTGCGTGATATTTGTGATTAAGTGGATTATCACCTAGTAGCGTTTTTTTATAAACAGAAAACTCAAAGACTGACGAACCGGTTGTGAGCTGTCTAGTCCACAAGTCATCATAATAATTAAGTGCTCCTTGTTTCTCATTGTCTAAAAGCAAAACTGGATGTAACTTTGCGTCGTGTATTACTAGAGTTATTACAACCACCTCTCTTCCATAAGTATCTCAACATTTGGTGCAGACTGAGAAAATTTAGACAACTGGATAACCAATTCTGATTCTCCTGGCGGTACAGATATTGGTTGAGAGCCTAAGACCATATCCTGTAAGGAATTAAGCTCTTTGGTTTTGACTGTATCATTTTCAAAGTTAATGATAACCTCATCCCCTGGTTGATATTTATTGACGATATTGTTGTAATGAGACACTCCCATTTTTTCAAAATTGACTTTTTCAAACAGGTTGTAGTTGATATATTTAGAGCTATCACTACATGTCCCCATTGCAAGATGTATCTTGCGGGATTTTTTTCCTTTAAGGGACGGAACAGTTACATGATGATGCGCACCGTTAAAGTAAATACGAAACTTATCTTCTTCTCTAAAAATCTCAACCGCCCTGCTTCTATTCATCGAAAAAGGATTGTGATAATTTCTATCTGCCTGAAATTCAAACTGCTTGTAAAATCTCCAGCCTACACCGTCATCATCAAGAGCAAAAAAATTGTATTCTGTTTCAAAACCATTTTTTCGTTTGTAAGTTTCTATGCCATATAAAAATTCATCGTTTTCACCTGTAATACAAAGCTTTAAAAAACCTTTTTGATCCTGCGCAGTAGCAATAAAAATCTGTTTCCACCACAGATGCTCGTTGAGAGTGTATTCTCCGTTTGAGTCAGGATTGATAATAAACGTTCGAGTCCCAACATGTTCTGTGTATCCCGGTGTGGTGCCTCTATTTCCAATAACAACATATTCACCGCCTTTACCAGAGCCTAAGATGTTATCAATGCGCATCCGCTTAAGTTCTGTGTCGTATGTTGGTGGCATATAGTTGAGTTTTGCAACATTTGGCGCACCTTCTAAAGCTTGTGCAATAGCTTTTGAGTAATCAAAAAGGGATTCGTTGCGATGAACGATAGTCCCATCTTCTTCTTCGGGTGATCCAAGTGCAAAAGCACCTGTTTCGTTTGCGATGCCGATATAGCCATTTTCGGAGTTGTGTTTTATTTTGATTATTGGATAAGCGTTAGTATTCCCATCATTTTGCAAACTAAAAATAAGCTTGTTGCCTTCTTGCGTATAATCCAAAAACTTTTTATAAGTGATAGAGTGTGCAACACCGTCTGGAATTAAAAAAGTGATAGTCCCTATTGAACGCTTGATAACATCTTCAACCATCGGTATGTCATCTACAACTATTGCCATGTAATATTTATCTGGTTCGTCAGAAAAAGACAATTTTCTAGGTGTGGTTCTGTTGAAAACCTTCGCTAAATTATGTTTTACCTCGTTTCTATTTCTGGTCCAAATAGAAAAATCAACACTTATTTTTTTAGCTCCAACGTGTACAGATTGAACGTGCTCGCCAATTTTTAAAGCGCTACTTGAAACAACATTACGTGTATTTCCGACGTCTCTTTTGATGTCGTGTATCTCTATGACATTAGATAGATCTATACCATCAAAATTCATTGTAACTTTCCCTATGACAGTTCACCTCGCATTCGTTTAAGCATGATACTTTCAGACTCGTTGTGTTCTTTAATCATCCTGCCGACCTTTCTCATATCTAAATAGACATCGCCATTTTTTGTCTCATGATTTTTTGTTCTAAGCGTTAGTAAAATTTCATTCAAAATTCTTGCAATATTAGAGTCGTCGTATGATGTCGTTTCTGATACTCCCCTCTTAGGGATTGTAATGCTTTTGACAAACGTCGAATCTTTAGGAATTCCAACGCCGTTAGCATATTTAGGTATTCCTAAATTTTTCATATAGTCCCTGGTCATACTAGCTTTCATGACTTTCGAACCACGAGGGAGTGGCAAGATAACGTCACGTCCATCTGGGATAAAAGATTGTCCGTTTGGTAATGTTACTAACTCTTTATATAAAGAACCTTTTTGGTCGTTGACCATCGCAAGTCCACCAGGGTGGTAGTCTGTACCAACAGCGTATCCTGTTAGTTTGCTCCATAAGTCACTCGCAGTTTTTTTGATTGACGCCCAAATAGTGACATGTTTATCTTGCACACTATTTAATGTTCTTTGAGCGCTGTTAACTCCGGACAATGTTTTATTAGCCGCTGTCACTTTGACTTCTTTTCCGACTAAGCTATTGATCGTTTTTTGTGCTTCATCTTTCCCTTTTTTTGTTAAGTTTTTAGCGAGTAATTTTTTTTCGTCTGGTTTTAAAGCATTCCAATTTTCAAGAGTTCGTGTTGCAACTCCTTTTTTATTCAGGAAGTCTTTGTTATCCCCTAAAATCCGCTTAACTTCTTCTGGCAAACTATTCCATATTTCTAAATGTTGCTTACTTTCTACTATAGCTTGAATACCTTGATGCCCATCAACAACTAACTCTTTCTCTTCTGGAGTAAGGGTATCCCATTTGCCAGTCTCTACAAGTACTTCTGCCATGGTTATCCGAGCGTTTGTTTCTAGGTTTGCGTTTTTAGCAATAAACTTAAGTCTGTCCCAGCCACCTTCCGCTTCAAGAGCTTTAGCTACTTCCTCTTTAGCATTTGTTTTCAACTTACCCGTTTTAGGGTTCCAGACAAGGCTATTCCATTGCGAATTAGCCACCTTTTGATCTTCTGTTGATTTTTTAGTAGTTCTAGCCCACATAGTATTAACTTCTTGAGCTTTAGATGCTGCTTTGGTTGTCTTCTTCATCAACTCTTCATAAGATAATCCAAGCTCCTTCATTTGCTTTTTGACATCGTTAACCATCGCTTGTTGCAACTGCGGGTCTAAATATTTCGCAGTCCCTTTAAGCAGTTTCTTTTGAATTTTAGCATAACGTTTGCCATAAGCTTCCATTTTCAAGTAATGGTCAGCTTCGAGTTGTTGCTGTTTCTTGTGGATTTCTTCCCTCGCTTTAACAGCAGCTTCATCATCACCTTTGATAGAGTCATAAGCTTTTTTAAGACCACTTTTTAACTTTTGATATGATTTATTTTCAGCTTTTATCCATTTTTCAGTAACTTCAAGAGCCTTAGTTAACTGCTGACTATTTAACGCTTCTAGCTCACCATTCATCGCCTTGGTAATTGCCTTCTTCTCTTTAGCAGAGTAGTTCAATTTTGATAGCTGCACATTGATAAGCTCATTTTGATTTGCTAAAACAACAGCATTCTCTTCTTCAGTTAATCTTCTATGTTCGTTGCTAGCGTTTTGATAGATATTAATGACTTCATCAGACATCTGCTTGACATTATCAATTGTTTGCCTGCTTGATTTTTTCAACTGTTCTATCGTTTCTTGACTGAAACCAAGTTGCTCTGCTAATTTAACGTTTTTACTTAAGTCTTTATTTTCTAGTTTTTCGATTTCGGTAACTAGTCCTTGAAATGCTGTCTTAACAGCATTGACTTGGTCAGCTCCACCTCTGAATCCTGCCATCGACTGATTCGTCTTATCAACTTTATCTTTAAAAGCCTGTAGTTCATTGGCTTGTACCTGATTAACTTTAGTTCCCCACTCTTGTGTACGCTGGTGAGCTTCATATATCTTATTAGCTAATATACCTATTCCGATAACCGCAGCACCGCCGATGATGACCCCCCAAGTCACTGGATTTCCTAAAAGCCCTACACTAGCTGCCGCTGTTGCAGAATTAGCACCTAGACCGCCTACAGCAGTAGCTAATCCTTCTGCTGCTTTTGCGCCTTTCGTTGCACCAGACAACTTTCCTATCCAACCTACTAATCTACCTACGTTAGAAGTTGTTTTACCAAGAGCGGTTATTAATGGAGAAAACGCAGTTGCGCCTAAAATTGCATATGTGATAAGTTTTTTCATTTCTGGGCTAGCGTTAGAATATGCTTTTGCGAGATCCCTAACAACTTTAAACATTGGTTCCAATGCATCAAAGGCATTTGAAGCTGCATCCATTAATGGTCCACCCATTGTGACAGCTACATCATTTAATTTGTTTTTTAGGAGTTGTAGTTTGCTTTGGAAAGTTGCGTATCGTTTAGAAGCCTCATCAGTCAACGCTTTGTTTTCACTAAATCCTTTATTTGCGGACTTAAATGCATCGCCAAGTAAATCACCAGCACCAGCCAAACGTTGTAATGTGTCAATTTCTCGTACTGATTCAATACCAATATCTTGCAAGTGAGCAGTTACGTCTTTGCCCTCTTCTTTAAAGCGTTTTAACCCTTTAACAAAATCAATAATGGCTTCTTGTGGATTTTTCTTCCAAGATGCAGCAAATTCATCAGCAGATTTACCAGCGATTTTTGCAAACTTCCACAAATCTTCGCCACCAGACAACACTTGTGTATTAATTTTTTGCATGACACGACTAAACGCCGAACCACCTGCTTCCGCTTCGATACCAACAGAACTCATAGCTGTTGCCAAGCCAAGAATTTGAGGGTCTGTCAACCCTACAACCTTACCTGTACCAGCTAAGCGAAGACCCATTTCAACGATTTCTTTTTCAGTTGTCGCAAAGTTGTTACCCAACTCAACAATTGAGCTACCTAGATTGCTGTACTTAGATGGATCTAATTGTGTGATATTAGCAAACCTAGCTAATGCAGTTGCAGCTTCTTCTGATGACAAGTTAGTAGATTTTCCCATATCAATCATGACACGAGTGAAATTTAAAACATCCTTTGTTTTGATACCTAGCTGACCAGCAGCTTCCGCAACATGAGAAATCTCCGTCGTTGATGCAGGTATCTGTTTAGACATGTTTCTAATTCCTTTTGACAACATATCATAAGAGTAAATAACTTTTCCGTTCGAATCTCTTACTTCATCAACAGTCTTTTTTACACCAGCAAACGCAGATTCAAAATCACTTGCAGCCTTGACGCTATATAATGCTCCAGCTCCAAATCCAGCGCTTACCCATTTAGTAGCTTCACCTAGTTTTTGCATTTTTTGACCAAAAGAGTCAATCTGTTTGCCACTGCGCTGTAAAAAACCAGTAAAACCGGATTGAGCAGAAACTTCTTCAAAAGCTTTTTTTACAGCTCCTAATTGTCCCTCTAATGCTGCTAATTTTGCATTCTCTCTCTCAATATTAACGGCTGCGGCTTCCCATTTAGCTGTCCCTGGATCTAATTTGTCAAAATCAGATTTCAAACTCGTTAACACTTTTTTTTGCGCTTCAATTGCCTGTGTTACTGACTTATATTTTGCTTGTAGTGCATTGGCTTTAGCTGCGTTATTGTTTAATGCATTTCCAGTGTTTTTTAAGGCAGCATCTAAAGCTCTCGTCTCTGCTTTGAAATAATTAACCGCTCTTTTTGCGCTTTGCAACTTAGGGTCAAACTTAGAAGTATCTAATCCAAGTTCGATAAACATACTCCCTAGTGGTGTACCTTTTGCCATTTTTCCTCCTTTCAACAAAAATAAAAAGGCGGAGTTTATCCGCCATTTAGAGTCCCAACAAAGTCTTCTAACGACATCACTTCCTCAGATTTGACTTCTGCAGGCTTTAAAACTTCCAGCATATCAATCCAGTTTGTCTCCATGACATCTTTTATAGATACTCCGTAGTCAGATTTGATTACGTTTCTGATAAACTCGTAAAACTTTTCTAATGCCTCGCCGGGTGTTAAGTTGTCTCCTTTGGGTCTTCTGGCTCCCCTCCGATTAACTTAACATATAGATTTGCCAGAGCATTGTTTAATTCATACATGTTGTATTTGTCATATAACATATCGACGGTTAAGCCTTCAAACAAACTAGCCATAAAAGTTAGTTGTTTGTCTAGTTTCACATGTTCTGGATCATCTCCTTTTGCAAGTTCATCTTGCATAATCAAGTAATTTCGATAGTCTCTCACAGTAAGAGATTTACATTCTTTCACCACGAGCTCGCCGTTATCATTTTTAATTTTAATTTCTAAGTCTGACATCTACACTCCTTTACACTCCTGGAATAGCTCCTACGCCTGGTTCGCCTGGATTCAAAAGCTTAACCAAAGCCATTGCATTTTTGCCCTTAGCTTCTGCTTCTTCATCCATCGCCCAACCGACATATTGACCTTTCGCTTCCCCTACTTCACCAGGTTGTGCTGTGAACACTAATTTTTGAGAGTCTAAACCATCATGTTTTTCTTCCTTGGTTTTTAATTCGAAATCTTCCATCGAGAAAGTCCCTTTAAAGAAACCGAGATATACATTCCCCTCTGTCCCTGGAGCTTCTAAAAGAACAGACACTTCAGGCGCTTCTGTATCTTCTCCGATAAATGTAACCCCTTCTGTTTTTTTACCTTTTTTATAACCAAGTATGGTTTGTAAATGTTCAAATGGGATATCAATTGCTTCTGTCTCCATTTTTACATCGCCAACACCTCTGCGCGAGGTGTGATAAGCAATATCTGAACCATATGTTTTGACAGGGGCTGCTGATAATCCACTAATTTTAGCTGTTTTAGTTGCACCTTTACCAGCCGCACCCTCGATGACAATCTTTTTTTTCGGATCACTTAAAACTTGAATTGTCATTCGTTTAAATCCTACTACTTGCATTAAATTCTCCTTTATCAATACTCTTCATATAAACTGCTAAATCCTTTGTAAGTTCTAGCATCTAGATATCTGTTTGTATCCTCGTCATAACGTTCTAAGCCGTTATCACTTTGAAAAAAATCTATAACCATCAGCTTTTTCTCAATCCTATTTTGCAAATCTTTACATTCGAGCCTTGATACACTCTCTACATCGATTTGATACATAAATTTCTTAGCTAATGGTTTATCTGAACCGAAGTTTGTTTGTCTAGGTGGTGCAAGAGGTACAATAACAATGCTTGTTTGGTCAGAAGGTAGACTTTCTGGTCGCTTAAAAGTTTTTGTTTTAACTGATCTCAAAACTTCGTCTTGTTTAAAAAGCTCACCAATTTCTGTTAGCATGTCTTTAACCATCAAAACCTCCCTTCAACTTGTCTTTTATGCCTTTCGGATATATCGTTTCTAAAACATCCGAATAACGTCGAATTACCCCGACACCACGCCGTTTCTCCTTCCATCCATATTCCAACTCTTGTAAGTGGACTATGTTCCATCGTGGAGCTTGGAATCCAAGTTTCACTTTTGGTATTCCCTCCTCACGTTTAATCCTAGATACAACGGCACTTTTAACCGTCGCTCCGCTTCTTCGGTAAACCGATATAGCAGCTTCGAAACTAGGTTCTAGTTCTTCACCGATTTCTTTTAGCGCTTTATTAACTACTCTGTTAACTTTCGCAGAGCCTAACTTTTTTTCCATATTCGCTAAAAGTTCATCAATGCCTTTTAATTCAGCTCCCACTCTTTATCCTCCGAGAACTACAACAATAAAGTCTCTATCAACAAAATCAGGCCTTATATCTAATATCCCTATTTTTTTATTTGGCAACCTGCTATCAATAATTTCTACAAGATGATCATTCTGAGGGATATAACCCGACAGAGGGTCTCTAAACTTAATAGTGTATTGTGCTTTAACGCCTTTCTCAGTTACTTTCTCAATATCTTTTATGCTTGGATTATAGACTTCGGCGAGTGTTGTGAATAGTTTCTTTAATTTCATATCTCTTCCATCTAATTCATCGTCTGTTGTTGATGAATAAAAGATGACAGGAGTTCTCAAATCACCATTATTTGTTTTTTTTCTAGACATCGTCAGAAACTTCTTCGATAAAACCAGGTAATTTGTCGTCAATCTCTTTAAAGCGGTTTTTGTTGACAACAAAGACATCCCCAATTTCTCGAATTACCTCTTCTTTATAATCTTCAAATCGTTGAATCGTTCTTACTTTCATATTCTCTTTCCATTTCTTCAATAGCCAAACGAGCGATTTCGTTTTTAAAAGAGTCATAAAACAACTCGAGACAGTCGTTAAAGACATATCTCGAGCGCTCCATTATTAACTCTTTACCGCTTTCATAATCCATCAAATCAAACCCTAACAACCCTTTGAGGGCGCTCTCTGAACTTTTCAAAATTAGTGATAGATTGTCATCATCCAAATCATGAAACACTCTCATTCGTTCTTTAAATGGTTTTAAAAGCTTGTGTTCATCCATCTATTACACTCCTGGAATAGCTCCTACGCCTGGTTCGCCAGAAATTACAATTGGGTCTGCAACACTAAGCGTCCAAACTGCTGCTGAAGTCTCGTCCTTAGCACGGCCATATGCAAATTGTTTAGCTGTAAATAAGTCTAAATCTTCAAGAGCGTATGTCTCTGTATACTTGTGTAACTCAATTCCGCCTGCAACATATGCATCATATCGTCCCTTAACAAAAGTTGTAACTTCCTTAGCCTTTTGATGTACTGACTCAATTAAGGTAACGTTGTAAGGTAGAGCAGTAACGAACGTTCCGTTAGCATTAAGTGATGTATATTGTTTTTTAACATCCCATGCATCTGCTGGATTAACCACGATAACAATGTTTCCATCAACTTCAACAGCTGTCTTTCCATCTTCTTTTACAGAGTGGTATTTGTGTACCATCGTCAATTCTTTTACTGTTGTAGATTGGTCTTTAAATGTTAAAACTCCTGTCGGTTTTTTTGCATCATACGTCGCTTTTTCGCCAACAACTTTACCTTTTAGAGTACGAGATAACCCGATTGGTTTACCATTGCCATCTCCATTTAAAAAAGCTTCTTCTAATGCAACTGCGAACGCTTCATCAATTTGTGTCATAATGAAACGAAGTAACCAGCCTGGTCCGAACTTAACGGCGTCTTTAGGAATAACTACGTAAGCTGTGAGCTTGTGTTGGATAGCCTTAGTTGAGCTAAATGAAGCTTGAAGTTGCCCTTTGATTTCCCCGTACAAGTCACCCCACTCGGCCTTACCTTTAGAATCAGAATCAATGAACTTCATGCGAAGGCCCATATTTTTAAGACCAATAGCTCCAATAAGCGGATGTTTTGTTGTTAAATCTTCAAAAATACGATCAACTGTTTCTTCTGGGATTAACTCAGTTAGCCCAGCTGGCGCTGTTTTTACGATCTCATTAAAAAATTTACGTTCACGAGCTGTCATTTTTGCGTCGTCTGGAGTCAATGCGATTGCAGATTCTACTTCTGCTTGCGCAACTTTTTTAGATTCTTCAAACATTGCTTCTAGCATGTTGTTGTAGAGAGCGCTCTGTTCCTCTTGTGGCGCTTGGTTAGATACTGCATCTACAAATTTTTGTCGAATTTCGTTGAATTCATTCGATAATTTCATTGTCATATTTTAAATTTCTCCTTTTAATTAAAAACAAAAAGCCCCAAAACCTGTTGGTGCTTCTTTTCTGTCTTTAGTTCCTTTTTGCTCGGTGTTTTCCATTTTGGAAATAACCATATCTACGATTTCATCAATATTAACTTCTGGTTTTTTTGTGTTAATCGCATTAGCTAATTTTGAAATGACATCACTAGGAATGATATTTTCAATCCCAGCCACCAATTGCGGCGCTTGTTTGATTTCTTCAGTAAACATTTCCTTGTCTGCAAAGCCTTTTTCAATAGCTTGCTGTGCATTAAACCAAGTTTCTGTGCTCATCAAATCTAGCAATTCATTCATTTCTAAGTCAGTCTTATTGACATAAGCATTAGCAATAGATATATTGTAGTTTTCTAAAACTCCTGCCTCATGCAGCATTTGTTTATGATCTCCACTAACTGTAGTAGATACATTGTGAATCATCAATTGTGCTGTAGGACTAATCTCAACAACATCACCAGCCATTGCGATTACTGAAGCCGCCGAAGCAGCAATACCAACAATCTTAACCGTTACGTTTCCTTGATATGATTTCAATGCGGTATAAATTTCGCTCCCTGCATATACGTCGCCACCACCAGAGTTAATAAGTACTTCAATATCACTATTATCTTGTGGCAAGATAACATCTTTTGGTGCAGTTGCTGGCATATCTAACCAGTCGTAAAACCAACGGTCGCTATCTGAAACAATAGGTCCTTTAATCTGTATTTGTGTCATCTGTATTATCACCTCCTTTCCCATCTTCAACATAGTTTTTAGTTAAGATAATAGCATCCCCACCATCTATCGGTGCAAAGTCGAGTTTTTCACGTACTTCATTGCGGGTAAACGTGCCACTTGAAACTAACTTATCAATATTAACTGCAATGTCAAAAATATCATGTTGTGACAGTCCTACAATCTTTAGTCTCTTACCTTTTTGATAGTCACTTTTACTGATGATTTTCGCATTTAACTCATCTTGTATCTTTTTGCTAAGCGGACTCATGCAATAAAGCACTAAAGCTTTTTGAGAACTATCTAAAGTAGCCATGTCTCCATGCAGTACAGTTGGTGGAATACCTAAAATATCAGCGATTTCATCGTCGAATTGTCGTCTTATCTTTTGTAAATCATCGACAGATAAATTTGTTGTACCTGTGGTGTTCGTCAACTCTTCATATGTGATATGATCATTAGCTGGAACTATAGCGACAGACCTCTCAGAAAAGGCTTTAAACAACTTATCAGCATAATTCTTCATCAAAGACATCTGGTTATCTGTAAATTGAGAAGAGCCTTTTGCATGCATCATCCCTCTTATCTGGTTGTTTCTTAAAACAGTTTCTACCATGCGCTGATGTAATTTTTCGTACTCTAAAAACAAACCGTCAATATAACTTGATAGCCTGTTATTGTTGTATTGCAAGAAGATAACTTCGCTCATTTTAAACGTTCGCTTGAATATAAAGTCTTTAACAGTCACACTATCAAATGTATCTTCATATACAGCGTATTCTTTGCGACTGTAGTCATCAGCGACAAGTAACTGATCGTCATCTGTTTTGATAACTAACACTTCATTTTGAGTAACTAACCTATAAATAAATTTTTGCCAAAAATATGATGCTGACTCATTGTTATTTGGTCGTACATTGAGCAAATAATTCCAAGATGGACTCTCGATATTAACTAATCGCATTTCAGAATCAGCAAATATCCTAGCTAGAAATTCTGCGGACTTATCAATAGCTAGATTTTTTAAGTAAAGATTTTGATAATCATTGAAGATGTCATCTAAATCATACCCATTTTCAGGTATAGTTCCTGTTTTAAAAATACTGCCAAAAAAATCAAGTATTTTCATTGATTACCTCCTTTCTTTAGATTCCATGATAACCCTCTCGGTTGGGAAACTTAATAAGATTTTATTTTCTAAAAATCCCAATCTGCAATTGATTCCAAAAAATCTCCTGCATTTCCTTCTTGTATACTCTCTTTTTTATATAGCGCTGCTATAAACGCATGAAAACCATCTGTTTTTCTTCTTACGGGTTCTTTCTTCAAAAATCTCTTGTTTCCAGAACCATCTTCTTTTACGTAAGTATTGTCCGTATACCATAACATCATGTGGTCACCATCTAAGAAAATAAAACGCTCATTAGCAAAACCATCTTCAATGATAGGTGCAACTTTGCTTTGAATCGCTCCTGGATTTCGTAAAAACTCATATTCAAAGCCAGCTTCCTCTAGTAGTGGTTTAAGCAAATCCATCCTAAACCCATCTGCACAAACTATTTCAATATTATAATCCTTCCTCCATTCAATTAACTTATCGACAAGCAAGCGAGGATCAATACTGTCTCCGTCAACAAGAGTTAGCAATCCTTTGTCTTGCCACTCTTCGATGGGAGCTTTAAGTTTAAACGCTTTGAAAAACTCTCGTCTAACAAATGAATGTTGCTTCCAAATTAGCTCATCATTATCCTTAAATAACAAACCTACAGAAGCAAAGTCTCTTATAGATGCATAATCAAACCCAGCTACGCAAGAGCGCCCTCTGAGGCTAATCTGGGGCTCCCTGAGACATGCTAATAGTTTCTCACGGCTAGTGACGTCTTTTTCTAAATCAGCTTCCGGCAAATTCATTCGCTTTGTCATAAACTCTTGCCTACCACTAGGTTCAAGTTCCAAATCATCATAATCACTTTTAGTAACTGTTAGTAGCCTTTTTGCGTATGGTGTGTCTTCGTCGAGCATTGGATTAGCCTTTGACCAATTACGCATATCGTCAACTTCGCTAGCGTTATCAAGCTTGCAGATAAAAGGAAACATTCTGAAATCTTCAACCTCTCCTCGTAGTATCTGCATAGCTTTCTCAATCGTTTTATCGTAAAAACCCTCACGTACATAACCATTTGTGCCATTAAAGAAGGTTCTTACATGTGCTATTTTACCCAAACCAGATTTTTGGACTTTTACGATTTTATCATCTTCAAATTGGTGGATTTCATCGAATTCTAAACAACCATCACGAGCAGAGTCCATCGTTTTGGGGTTGTTTGTGCGAAAAGAAAAGACAGAATTGTTTTTCCGTCCCACAATTGCCATTTTAGTCAAATAGTAGTGGTTTTCTAGCCCTTTTGATTGGATAGTCTCATAAACTTCTTCAAAAGATACCTTCCCTTGTCTTTCCGAGTTAGCTGTAATGGTTACATCATAGTTTTTGATAGGGTACAACGGACTTGTAAAAAATGCATCTCTAGTGGACATAAAACCATTTTTACCACCTCCACGAGCCAATGTTAAAAGGTATTCATTAAATTGTGGCTCGCCATCATCTTTTCGAAACAAAAAAATAAAAGGAGTTATAAATTTTTGATATCCAGCTAATGGGAAAAAATTCTTTTCAGCGAATCTCACATACTTATCTATCAAGCTGTCATCAAAATACAGGTCATCTCTGACAAGTATTTTTTCTCTGATAACATTAACGAGCATTTTACGCTCTTTATTGTAAACAATTTCATCATTGTCTATCTTACGAGCATACTCTTCAAACAGTGGATGTGTAATCACAACAAATCACCACCGTTCGTAAAATCATCTTTATTGACTGTTTTTCCTTCTGGCAGCATATCGATCAATTGTTTTATAACTCTGTGATACGTTGCATCTCGTGAGTTATATAATTTTGCTACAGGACGCTCTCTTTCATAAGGTGTCTGAGTTTCTGATTGAGAAAACAGTTCATAATCGCCGTTCTCTGAGATATCAATCCACATGTCGTTAAGTAGTATCCGGAGACGTGCAGCTTGAGTGAACAATCCTTCTGCGATTTTCTTTTTATCTTCAGGAATGTCTTTAAATAGCTGTTTCAAGCGATATTTTTCACTATAAACTAATTTGTTACGACGTTTTAATTCATCCAAAAATTCACATCTCCTTTCTAGTTTTCTCTGGGGAGGGGGGTCGTGTGAGAAAAAAAGCAAATATTTGGACAGTTGACCTTTCCACCGGTTTCATCATTTGGATTTTACCTCGTTTTATTTTGATGGGGGGTACTTATCCAAACCATTCATCAGAACGGTAATTTGTTTCTTTATCGACCTTCTTCTTTTTATAATTAAAGCGCTTGTGTCGTCTATTGTGACAGTCCTTGCAAAGCGTTCTAAGGTTAGCTAAGTCCGTTGCAAGTTCGGGATAAAATTCAAGTTCTTTGATGTGGTCTACTTCTAAGTTATCTGTCGTCACTTTTCCGTTTTGTCTACACCATTGGCACTCATTGTTGTCTCTTGCTATAGCTTCAAGCCTTAGCTTTTTCCATGTTGTTGAATTGTAGAATAGATGTCTACTGGCTTTGGAAGTTGTGTCTATTTTCATGGTTCAAACAACGGATATTGACTTTGTTTCATGTTATATCCTCCTAAAAATAAGTATTTTATGCGTATTTTACTTGACAAACATTGCTTTTATGTGTATAATATAAGTATAGAAAGTGAGGTAAGCAATATGCCAATGACCCCTAAGCAAATGATTAAATTGCTTAAAAAGAACGGGTTTTACGAAATTAGCCAGAACGGTAGTCATAAAAAACTTCGTGATGACTTAGGACACCAAACAATCGTTCCAATGCACAATAAAGACCTTGGTAAGGGTCTTGAAGATGCCATCTTAAAACAAGCGGGTTTGAAATAATCCGCTTAACAAGATGACTTGCTTATCTCACAATAATCAAAGGAGAATTATTATGTTAGTTTATCCAGCTATATTCACACAAGACTCAGATTATATCATGGTTACATTTCCAGATGTCCCTGAAGCAATCACTCAAGGTGAAGACTTTCAAGAAGCTTACGAAATGGCTGTTGAAGTCTTAGGTTTTGCCCTTGAGGATTATACTGACTATCCAAAGGCAAGCTCCGTTTCTGATTTAAAAGAACAGTATCCTGATTCTGATATTGCTTTAATTGGCATTGATATGATCGCCTACATGAAAAAATATCGCTCTAGGAAGGTACGCAAAAACGTGACTATTCCTGAGTGGTTGAACAACGCAGCCGAAGATAAAAACCTCAACTTTTCTCAAGTTCTTACCGAAGCACTTGAATTAAAATTACAAGCATAAGAGCCACTGTTGTGGTTCTTTTTTTTACATAATAAAAAGCCACACGATTGTGTGACTCTTTGTAAACCCAGCAAATGAGCTAAGCTAAGGTCTAACCTTATTTCATAGGAACAGTCGGAATCGAACCGACACATATAATCAGACCGTCTACAATCCAATTATCAAGGCGCTACCTCTACCGTTTTCCAATCACGGTTCATGTTCCAACGGTTTAGTCTTACTTTGCGCAAAGGCCCCCGTAGAGATCCCAGTGCTTATTTAAAGTAAGCCTATGGACCTTGCACGAATCGAACGTGATTAATACCACTAGGTCTACACAAAAAAACGGTTAAAACTCCGATCCATGTCCCACGCCCGCTGTATTGCTCTAGTGGCTGAAATAACCACTACTGAGACGGCAGGATTCGAACCTGTACGTCCCACATACATAAAATAGCAAGTTTGATAGTAGTTAAAGTTGACGACTAAATAAATAGTCAGTTGGTAAATGATTATCTCTTCTTGCTATTTTGATAATACTATATTAACACATATTTTTATGTATAAACTATTGTATTACTGTATAAAAACTAGTCAAAAACTCCTTGCTCTACAATCAAAGAACCCTCCCTATAAAGCTCTGCAAAAGCTAATAATGCAGCATCTAGCGTGTCATAATAAAAACTCTCTGACATACATAATTCTGTATAAATAACCTTATCTGCATTCTTGTAAGGAGATAAGTATTTTTCATACAAAATCCTGCGCTTTTCTGGATCCAGTATCATACTAACTGATTGCTCAATTGCTTCTAATTCTTGTTCAGCTGACACACGGTTGAGTGTTAAGCGTTCAACTGGCTTACTAGGAGTTCCATGTGATTGTCTAGGCTCAAAGGAATAAGTGGCTGTCACTTTTTGAGTATCTACATCATTAGCGATCCTACGCCAGCGTGGATACTCTCTTAGTTTTCGCTTAGCGTTTGATTTAGTCTTTTGTATATTAATTTCTGGAAAAAACGTCATGAAAGCTCCTCGTATGATATAATAGTTGTACGAATATATACCGAATGGCGCTTTCACGAGCGCTTTTTTATTGTTCTCCTTTCCTTTTTCTGCTGACTGTTTTTTTTGTGTTGTTAAATGTCGAGTATTAAATTTTTAGTTTTGTGTCAGCACTATATTTTCAGCTTTGCGCTTGTATAATCATCTGTGAGCGATAACAGACTTTAGATTTTTATGAAAAAAATGTCGGAGGATATTTCCCTTTCTAAAAATTTCGCTCTATAACTAGCAGACTAATTATTCCAAATCTGCTAGCTGAATACTTACAGAAAGCTTCCAGGGTAAGTTTAACGAGTATTCCAGCTCGTAGACCCACAGAGCCATTATGTAATTTTTGCTTCGCTTCTTCAATATTCATTTGCTACCTCGCTTAACTTCTTCAACAATTTCAATTGCTACACCTATTGCAGCCATATAACCAGCGTAGCTTTCTTGTCCGTAGTTATCCAGATCATTGTCAAATTCTTTATTAAGTCTTTTTAAAATTTCGTCAATCATACCCTATCCCCCATTTCCAGTCAGCTCAGCAATCCGTTTTGTCTGTCTAGCTCTATCATCACTAGCACGTTTAAGCTGCTTTTGTGTCCTGATTAACTGTGTCCGTAATTCTGTAATTTGCGACTTGTAGTGGTCTTGCAGTGCGACGTTTAAAATAGATATAGCCATCAGCACAATCGATAAAAACGTTATGATATTGTTTCGTCTAATGTTCAATTTGTCTTTTTTTGCTAACTCATAAAGCAAGCAATCAATCATCTGTTGTTCAGTCATTTCGTCATCTCCTCAATCTTATAAAAAGCATTGTGCTTGCCGTAATCGACAGTAAATACATTGCCTTTTTGCCACATGCGATAATAAGGACTGGCAAATTTATCTCTGTCTTTGATGTGGACCTTAATTGAGTCATAGGCTGCTTTTAGAGTCTTATAGTCACCTACAACCTCAGCGATTTTGCCATTAATTTCCCAAGACAATCTAAAACTCATTCTTCCACGCTTTCTAGTAATTCTGGATTTTCGTAGATGTTTCCGATAACTTCAACTATTGAATTTTCTATAATTTCTCCGATAGGAACATCATATGTATACTCATCAACAACTACGTCATACATAAACAATCCGTCTTTAAAATACACTTTATTAACAGTTTCATTATTTAGAAGAAAATCAATATGTCTAACAACATCACCCTCAAAAATCTCAGTTTCCTCTTTGTCTTTAAGCCCCGTTGATTGCATGAGGATATAGTTGTCAAGATTATCCTCTACAAAATGGAATGTCTCCATATGTCCGGGGCGAAACTCATCGTAAGCTAAGCTGCATCTATATATTTTGCGTTCACTTGATTTAAAGCCATCAATGCTATACATTTTTTTAGTTTTTTTGTTAAATGCCCTAAAATTCGGTATCATCAGAATTCCTCCTGTTCAATCAATCGTCTAATGACTTCTATACAAACTTCTGCGTTATCTTCGTCATAATTATCATCGTATTCATTGATAGCAAGTCTAATGTCTCTTACTAAATTTTTATTAATCAACATCGGTTATCCCCCATGCTCTAAATTTCAGTATCGTTCCTCTTCCTCCATCCAGACAGACAACATCATGCAATAATTCGCCATGTCGTTTAAGGTGTCTATTAGGCTCTCTGAGACGTTTTGTTTATTCTGGGTAAGATTATATAGCCTGTTGTATTTATCGCTTATACGGACGATACCAGCCACATATCCGAAGTCGTTTAGAGACTTCTCGAAAGAATTTCCGTAATCTGCGTTTTTGGCTAAAAACATTTGATAATTTTCGTTGTATGCAGCTTGCATACTCTCTGCGTTTATTTTATCTGCCATACTATACCTCCTCAGAAAGTCATTGCTGCGTACATCAATCGCTTAACTTTCTTGTAATGGTCTAACTTTTTAAATTTATTAATGATATCCATTTACTATTTTCAAAGCATCTTCCACCGAACGCGCCACTCCGGCTAACGCCCCTTTCGATGCCATTACCTCCATAAATTTTTTCTGTTCAGGTCTTATCCGACCTGTTTCATTTTTAACTTCGATAAAAAATATTTGTCCGTTTGGTTTGAATCCAAACAAATCACAAAAACCTTTTGGTAAACCTGTATCAAAAAATCTACCATCTGCTGTTTTAACCTTTCCGACATTTGCTCGAAATACCGTATGCCCCGCTTGTGATAGTGCCACGCGGATTTTATTTTGAATTAGTGATTCTGTTGTCATAACTCCCTTTCTAGTTACTCGTGCGGTTACCTCTACAAGTAACCACGTTTTACCTTATAGTATCAACGTTTTCAGCTGCTTTGGTTACTGGTTACGGCTTTTTTTGCTTTTCTCTCTATATATATTTATATTTATTTTATTTTATTAATATTAGAAAATAAAGGTAACCAGTAACCAAGATAACGTAACCCCTTGCCCCTCAACGACTTTCACGGTTACCTCTACAAGTAACCAAGCCGTAACTTTACCGTTTGCAGTAACTTTTAAAAGCCTTTTGGGGGTCTTTTTCGTTATTCCATGGGAAAGTGCTGTAATACGTCGGCGCATCTTCTCCAGGAAAAAACTTACCTTTTATTTTTGCGGTTTTCAAAATCCAATCGTCAGAAATATTACTTGCCAGCTCTTTCTCAAACGTTGTTTTCTTTAATGCTGTATATCCATTTTCTTTGCACCATTCTTTATATAGCCACCACAAAAAACGCGTCGGCAATGCAGTAGATTCAAAATCATCAAACCACTCTTCAACAAAAGCGAGAACGGTATTGTTATCTTTCTTGAACACCTTCATTTGTTCTTCGGTTGCCTTTGGCTCGCTAAATCTTTCAAAATCTAAATTGATAGATTTCCACAAAACATACTCAAGTACTTCTGGACGATTAATGTAATCATCTTTGATGGCCCAATCATCATCTTTAGCACTGAATGTTTTAAGGAACGGAATGATGATAATTCGTCTATACGTACCATTCGATTTGTTTTTAAATGATGGCATTGCATTAGTTGACTGAATAACCGTCTTTTTAAAAACTGCCATATAGGGGTTCTCACCTTTTTTCTCTATCGATACTGGTTCTCCAGTAACGACAGAATTAAAGTTGCTACTCTCATCTACGTATATGCCCGCTTGCACATCATCTCCAATTATGACTGTTTTACCTTCGATAATTGCTAGTCCAAAACGTTCTGCAAATTGATTTAATTTTAACGGCGCAACATTTTTAAATCCAACTAAATTGCTGATCATCTGTTGAAATGTGCCTTTGCCATCGTTACCATTTCCTACAAACCAGATTGATTTACGATATGAGTAATTACCGTTTAGAGACGCTGATACGACTTGCCACAATAGTTGGACGAGTTCTTTATCTCCGCTCATTAAATCAAGTAGCCAGTCTTCTACATTCCACTTCCCTATCTGTGGCAGTGGTGCATTTGGAATTAATTTTGTCTCAATAGTACTAAAATTGATAAATCTGTGGTCAAACGGTAAAAGTTCACGTTTTTTCTTGTCATAAATACCATTTTTAACTAATACATACCGTCTTACGTCTTTGTATTCTGGTTCGAAATCTGTTGACCCATATTTCCTATCCATACTCGCTAACATAAACAAAACGTTGCGACATTTCGTTTCATTAAATGTAGGTTGTAAGATATGGATTAATTTATAGGCGAATTTATAGTCCTTGATGTAGTATCCTTGGTTTGGATCGTAGATAGCTACTTTCCCATTTTCCAAGGCGATGACGTGTAAGTACTTATTAATCCCGATAGCAACCGCTAATTCCGATAAATTTTTAGGATAATTTTTGCTATCAGATTTTTCTTTAACATCTTCTAACCACTCTCTTCGATATGCTATCAATTTGGATTTGATAGCAGACCATGTTTTAGGTTTACCTGGTTCAATGCCAGGTTCCTCATTTAATTTTTCTCTGTAAAATTCAAAGTCCACTTCTCCTCCTCAACTCCTTGTCACACATGCTTTTAAACGTTCTTTCAAACTCCTTGTCATCCAATGGATCAGCTGTTTTGTGATTAGCTATTTTAGCTAATGTGTATGCTATTTCGACATCTACCTTTCTTAGCAATAATCCGCCAACAAATTCAGCGAGAGCATTATTTCTTCCACCCGTGTCACCGAAACCAAGAACAATCGTTTCGAACAACTTAGCTGTCTTGTTGCTGCCTTGGTAATCTCCAGACGTAAAACTACTAGCATCATACTCATAAGCAGGCTTTAATTCTTGCAATACTGCTATCAACTCAAGAGGTGCTTCGGTCATTTCGCCAGATTTTGGGGAATGAACCTTGTCCCACTCATACATACCTTTAGCATTGTTTGACGGTGGTACCAGAACATAATTGTTAACATGAGCCTTTAAATCTACACCATCAACGAAACCGATATTTTGCGCCATGGAAATACCCTGTGGCTTTTTAAGGTAAATATGTCTGCCACCGCTAGGTGTGGTTGCTTGCAAGGTTTTTGGTATCAACCTTGCATGTTTCCACTCCTTTAGATTTTTCAGGCCGTCGACATCATTATGGACGTCAATATCTATGACAAAAAATGTATCTGTTTTTAAGGCGATATTGGCGTCTGGATTATCTTTCCACATAAGGCGCAATTCATGCTCTGTAAAAGCTGGCTTATCTGCAAAAGCAACTAGTGGTTTTTTGCCGTCTTTTGAAATTGGTATGACTGAAAACCCCTTTCGTTGATAATAGATTGCGTAATCTATCATCCCTCCCATAGCTTAGAATGGAAGATCATCTTCTTTAAACTCTTCAATAGGGTTAGCTATGGCAGGAATGTCGGATTTCTCAATACGTTTCACATTTAAGTTATTGTAAGTATTGCCGTTATATTCTGACGTTTCGTTTTTAACTGTCACTTTAAGATATTTATTAAGCAATTGATTTAAGTAATCATCTAATGATTTAAACTTAGTACCGTCTGGGATACCTGCCTGTTTCGCAAGGTTCATGATTGCCCCAACTGGATATTTACCATCTTCTTTTTTGGCAAAGATACGATGAAAAATAATGTTATTTTGAAATTCTTGCTGAAAATCTTTGCGAATTCTGAAGTGGATATTGATGAAGTCTGCACCGTTTTTAGTTGCATCTTGGACGGCTTTTTCAATAAATGTTTCATAAGTGCCGTCTGTGATTGATGCAAATTCTTTAGCTTGTGAGTAGTCGATTTCAAACATATTGTGTTTCTCCTTTTAATATAAAATTCCTAGTTTTTTAGCAATGTGATACTGCCAACCCGGCTTGTATCCATGCTGTTTTCGGTATTCGGTTAGTTCGTCCATCGTCCGACAAAGATCTGGGGATTGATAGGTACTAACTCTATTTTTTAGTTTTAGTTGTTTTTGTTCAGATATTTCTTGTAATTCAACCTCTTTTATTTCTTCAATTTCCCGTTTGCTTAACTCATTTTCATGTCCGCATTCAGGACAGATACGAGTATCAGACCAATACGTAGCGTAACAGATATCGCAAACCCTTGTGGCAGGCTCACCAATTTTGGCAGACTGTTTTTGTTTAGTCTCTCCAGCCAAACTCCATTCTCTGTCCATATTAGGTAAACCAAAACGCTCCACATTACCAACGTGATCAATGATAATAGCTGTTTTTCCATCTCTTGGATTTAATGGGCGCATAGCGAATTGTAAATATAGTGAAAGTGATTGAGTTGGTCTCAACATAATGCAAACATCAACATTAGGCAGGTCTATCCCTTCTGTGAATAATTCACAGTTAACCATGATTTTTAAATCACCATTTCTAAATGCATTCATGGATTCTTCTCGTTCACTCTTAGGTGTTTTACCGCTGACTGCTTGTGATTGATACCCTGCTTGATTAAACGTATCAGAGACTAAATGTGAAGCTTCTACACTGTGCGTATAAATGATAGCTTGCTTTCCTTTGGCTAGCTTTTCATAGTGTTTAATAACATCACCATAAATTACTGATTTCATTGAGTTATCAATTGAATCTTTGGTAAACTCACCACCTCTTTTTTTAAGTTGTGAAGTATCAATCATGGACGGCGCATAGTATTTAAAGTTAGCTATATTGCCGTGCTCTTGCAGCCATTTAACAGATTTACCAACAATCAAATCTTCTGCTATGTCATCAAACCCGTCGCCGTTTAATCTGACTGGTGTCCCAGTAAACATGAGTACATAAGCATTTTTAAAATGATTGATGATTTTTAAATAAGACTTTGCTTTACTGTGATGAGCCTCGTCAATCAGAATCACTTCTGGTCGCGGCAAACCATCTAGTTTCCTCACGAGCGATTGGACACCACCGATGGTTAACAGATTCGAGTCAACTCCGTTTGTTGCAAATGTCCTCTCTACCTGTTCGTTGATTTCTTTTCTATGACTAAAAAACAATACTCTGTTTCCTTTGTCAGTAGCGCTTTTAGCGATATAAGCCATCACTACCGTCTTCCCACTTCTAGGGGGGCGACTGGACGATTATTCGTTTATTTCCAGTCGCTAATGACCTCCTGACATCTGTTAGTAATTCTTCTTGGTAATCACGTAGTTTCAAATAATTCCTCCACTTTACATCCTTTACGGTCATCTAAACGGTTTTTAGCATAAACACTGGCAGATGGTTGTAAAATAAAACCTCTCACCTCTTCCCCATCGTCTGTGGTTTTTTTGACTAATCTAGCTACAACATCTGTGAGTCCAAGAAAGTTATTTAGTATTTTTGTTCTGATATCTGGCATTGCTCTGTTATAAATCATTCCGTTTTCGTCGGTCCATTGATCGGATGTTTCCCAAGCTAAAAACACAATGCGTTTGTTTAGTTGCAGCAGCGCTCGCAGACTATCTAAAATAGTAAAGTCAACTCGTTGGTAATCGGCTTGGCTTGGAACACGATGATTCTTACCTTCGCGACCCAGGTTTGCTAGACAAGCTCTGAATAACTCAGAAACATTATCTATAACAATATTGTCATAATCTTTTGCTGCTCCATTTAGCAGCTCTTTTACTGTGTCCAACCACTCTTCCCAAATTTTGTGAGTATCAATGTCTGCAATATCAATATGTTTATTTCCTCTGAGAACTTTTGCCGACTTATCGATATTGATCACAATAGTCTTTCCTGGCAAGTATTTTGCAGTTGATGTTTTTCCAAAGCCAGGATTACCATAGATTAAATAACAACTGTCGTTATTTTTGATTTCAGTTGCTTTAGTTATCTTCATATTCCACCTCGAACATTTCTGTCAATGTAGTTTCGACATCATAAGATTGCTTTAATTGTTTTTCTTTTTCTGTGAATAAATCATCGATTATAGGCGTATCAAACAATTGACTATACTTATCGATAATTTCTTTCATAGCATTTTCGACATCAATTTGAATAGAATCAGTTAATTTACCTTCTAAAATCTGGATAGAGTCAGAACTAAATTTTCCGAATTTATCTTTATAATTCATGTCTATTGCTAGTTTTTTTTGTTTATTGACATAACATTTCATAATTTTTCCAAATCCGTTTCTATCACTTCTAGTGTGCTATTGATGTCACTTACGGGCCAATTTCTGTAAATCGCTATCGAAATTTTATCGACATCATTCACCTTCATGTCTGGCCATCTTTCTTTGACACATGTCTTGATGTCATTGAAAAAGTCTATTTGATTGTTAATGTATCTTTTTTTCCAATCGTTATTCATTTAATACCTCCAGCAACTCATTAGTTAGTCGTCTATTTTCATCACGTAAGAATTCAATTTCTAGTAATACTTCTTTTAACATGTACGCCCTCTATTATTATGTTCAATCATATTGTCGTAACGTCGTGCATTAGCTTCCCAGCCATGTGTTTCGATTGTCCATTTTTGACGTGTTTCTATAACCTGATTTTTCTTTACAAATAATTTTTTAAATAATTTCTTCATTATGTTATACTCCTAACTGTTTTTCACGTTTGATATTTTCTATCATTTCGGCTAATGTTTCCTTCTTGGGTCTATATCTATTTCTAGACTTCCAAGTAACAAACAACTTAAATCCCTCGTAATTGATGAATACAATTCTATGCGTTGGATTATTGATAAATTGTTTAAAATCTGGATGATTTCTCATTTCTGCTGCCCAGACCTTTGCCGTTCCGACGGTTAATCCCTCCCAGATTTGGCAAAGATGCACATAATCGCCATAGTCGGCTTTTTCCGACTGCTTGGCAGGTCTGTAGATTAATTCAGCTTTTGGCATAGCAATTCATCCCTTTCTGTGTTATAATTTTGTTAGATATTTTCGTAAGTCACTGTTCCCGCAGTGGTTTTTTTGTTGTTATCTAAATTCGTCTAAGCTGATACCTAGTCCTGTAGATAACTTGACCATATTAGTCCAAGACAAGTTTTTTATCCTCCCACTTTTTAAATCACTAAAGTGGCTTTTATTAATCCCTGTTAGTTTTGCTAATTTATTCATATTGAGATTTCTCTCAAGCATTATTTTATTGATTTTTTCCCACATAATATTTCTCCCAAAATCAACATATTGTGCTCAAATTTTATTTACATAACAATATGTTGTGTCTTTCGTTCCTTTCTGATATAATTTATTTGAATATGACCTCTCACCGTTGTATTCAAAAAATTATGGAAAGGAGGATAACGCTATGGATAAAAATGTTAAACAAGACCTTCTAGGTCTGATGTATATGTTGACTGAGGATGCAGACAAGCAAATTATAATTTCAACTGCAGCTGGTACTTATGTCGGAAATTTTATACCAAAAGAAAAAAACGAAAAGTATCACACAGTTTATGCAATCAGTGACAAATTACATCAAATTTCAGATACTGAACAAACTTCATCTGATTCTGATGTGATTGTCTTAGTTGATGTGACCTTGATTTCATCTTCACATCAAGAATTCAAAATGCCGTTTGTCTACTTGTTTACAGACCAAATAATCGGTGTTTCGCTTGGGAAATATTCGATTGGTCAGTAATCTCTAGTTTCTCGGCTAGCGTTTTGGAATCTATTGTTACCGCAATAGATTCTTTTTTATTTCCGCTATACGGATATTGTTTTGGTCTCATATGTTTCCTTTCTTTATATTTCAACTAACAACTGATTAATTGTTTTCGCATTCAATCGAATTTGATTACTATCAGTTTCATTTGCATTTGCTTGTAGCAATTGTTCGACTAAATCTTTCCGAACATCTCGTTTCCATTCTGTGAGTTCTTCTTTTGCTTTAGTCGATTCAAAATATTGAGTGTAGTCATAATTGGTGTCACATACACCATTTTTTCTATCTCTACTCAATGTCACTTTGATATGACTTTCAGAAATGTCATATTCTTTAAGTACTTGATACGAATCTGCTAATTTTGAATTTGGGTTCTCATAGTAGAAACGTCTAATTCGTTCTGCTTTAGTCATACTGACCTTTCTAATTTATTGTTACGAAATTTTCGTATTTTTTTCCTAAAAAAATATCATCAAACTTAATATGAAAAGTATCCATATATTTTTTTAAAATTTGATAACCGATGTCTGAACTGTCTTTTTCAAGTCTAGCAATCGTTTGAGGTGATACATCAAACATATCTGCTAATTCTTGTTGAGTCAGACCTTTATTGATTCGCATGGCTTCTAAAGTCCATTGCATTCCCCCACCCCCTTTCTATCTGTTTTTAGTACCTCTAATCTGCTATAATGTGAGCAGAAAGGAGGTGATTGTATGGATAAATTAACAAAAGATGCCAAGTTTCTTTTAAGTTCAATGTATGTCAAATACAACGAGAGACGTAAAGATAAAATTTCTAAAGAAGAGTCTCGCAATTTCGAAGATATTCAATTCATCAAAGAAAACATTATGAATGAATGGTCTGAAGAAGATGTACTAGATACTTGTTTTGAACTTAGAAAACATGGCTATATTTCAGCGACGGCTGCAAGCGATACGCTTTATCTAATTTCGTTAACAACCGAAGCTATCGCTGAACTTGAAAAACAAGACCAAGCCAAGACTTTATCTGGCAGGATAGAATATTGGCTTGAGTTTGCTAAGAAAATAAAGGATGCTATCCCTTTTGCTTAGAAGCTTTTTCGGACAACGCTTTATCTTTTAAGTGTTTGAGTCCAAATGGATCTGATTGAATATCTAATATTATTTTTTCCATTTGTTCCATGTTTTGTTTCATTTCTTCTCTGTAAGAATTTTGAGCTTTGAATTCAGTCGCAATGGATTCAAGGCTTTTTGCTATACTTGACAAAATTTCTTTCATAATTCCCCACCCCCTTTCTATCTAAATTCGTCTAGGCTGACATCTAGAGCGTCAGCGATTTTGACCATCTTGGAATAACCGGGATCATGATTTTTTATATTTTCGATATTTCTACGACCTAATCCCGTAGCTTTTCCAAGGCTTTCAAAACTATATCCGTGTTCTCTGACGAGCTTTTTGAACTTTTCCCAGTTGATTGTAATATTTTCTTCACTCACTTGCTTCTCCTATTGATAACCACTAAATATAGTGTTATTATATATATTAAATTTCAAAGGAGATATTATGTCCGAAAATAACGAATTTCTACTCCCTTTCCACAAAAAAGAATATATTGCTAATTTTATATCAGAAAATATTTACGTTCCAAGCGGTGAACACAGCGTAGATTTTTCAGTGACCTTAATGAATCTAAATTATGAAAATGGTGCAGTATATTCCATTTCATTATTTATCTACGAAACCGAAGAAGATGGAACTATTTCTGGTAAAAAAGGAGGCGTGAGCCAACGAATGCCACTCGTTAGCATTTTGCAAGATTCACACTATCCTTTTCCTTCTCACATTGATTTTCCTCTTAACATAACTATAAAAGCGTTGACGTATGAAACCAATAAAGTTTATGCTGCCATTTTTACACTAAGGAATAAAAATGGCAATGAGATTTCTAAAGCCACAACATACTTAAAAGGAAAATGATTGCTATGTTAAAGGAATATACCCTCTCAGATACCCCCCAGGCAAGGGTAATTGCCTATGATGTAATTGAACCATATGTCAAAAATACGATTCACGATGAACAAGTAGAACAGAACAAAATCATTACTGATATCGATAAGAGATTAGTAGCAGTCGAAACCATAATTAATTCAAACAGAAGCAATCGTACTGAAAATAAAGCAAATATATCTTTATTTTTCACTGGTATAGCAGTAATAATTTCTTTGATAAAAATATTTATTTAGTGTTCTGTTAGTTTAAACACCTTATTTGATATCATTCTATTTTTAGTCTCTAACAATTCATCATCAGTTAATTCAACGGAGATGTCTCTCAGCTTTTTATTCACCGTATCATTATAATATCTATTAATAGTCATCCAGCTTCCATTTGAAAATTTTTTTCGAATTCTAAAAAATTCATCAATCGTTTTTTCTATTTCTTTTTCTATTTCTTTTTCTTTATCCATAATTTCCGTCTCTTTTTTATCATTCATAATTAAATCTTTCTCTCTATCATCTTCTGATGTCTTATTGTAATCATAAGACCCAAACAACAATTTTTTGATGTTCATATTTTCACCTTATCAATCATTTTCTGCGTCATTCCCTGTGGAATTATCAAAAAAACCGCACTACGAGGATATCCTAAAAGATTTGCATGAGTGAGAGCAGATTTTCTTGTGTGAAATATCTTGGAAGAACCTAGTACACCGTATTTAATTTTTTCCATGCCTTCCCTCCTTTCCACTCCCTCATGGGAGTTTTTATTTTGTAATAAGCCAAGCGATCAGCCAAGTGATACCACCTAGCACTAACAGAGCTGGCAATAAGCCACCTTCAAATTCAATACTTGTTTTTTCCTTGCCATCACGACTAGTAAACGTGTGTTCTAGATCGCCAAACATTAGTTTTTTCCAATTCATGCAACCTCTCCTTTCATTCTTGCGGAGATACAGCCAATGTGCTAAACTAAACTTACCCCGTTAGGGGAGAGGGCTTCTTAGCCCTCTTGGTATTGTCACCACTCTATTGAGTAGTGAATCCTAAGCTTAAACCAAAGAATCTTGATTTCGAACTCTAGTTCTTTGTGTTTAGGCTTTTTGTTTAGCCTCGACTTCATCAGCTGTACCTCCTTTTCGTTTTGCTTAATTCCTTAATCTTGATTATAGTATAATACGATTTTTTCGTATTGTCAATAGTTTTTCCCAAAAATTATGTTTTTTTCGTATTTTTTGATTGTTAAACTATCAAAATAGAGATATAATAGGTGTGTAAAATAAATACGGAGTAATCGTAATGAATGATAAAAACAGAATGCAAATTATAGCAGATAACATTACGTATTATAGAAAAGAAAAAGGCGTAACTCAAAAAGAATTAGCTAAGGCTGTCGGAGTTACACCTAGCACTATGACAGATTATATGAAACTTCGTAGCGCTCCTTCTTTTGGTGTAATACAAAAACTTGCTGACTACTTTGAGATTAAAAAATCTGATATAGATTCAACTTTTAAAGATGAAACCTCTCCCACCCCAAAAGTCTTAGAGCTTGACCGCAGTCTCAAAGAACCTCGTCATAGTGATTGGATAAGTTACGGTGAAAATCTTTTATCTGAACAAAACACAGTAGAAGATAATAAGAATACAGTAGTAGAATTATTATCCTACAACTACTACGACCACGCTGCTTCAGCTGGTACAGGGCAGTATCTGAATGATGTACAAGTAGAAACAATTGAATTACCAGTCGATTATGACGCTGATTTTGTTATTCCTGTTTATGGCGATTCTATGGAACCAGAGTATCATTCTGGTGACTATGTCTTCGTAAAGCTATCCGTAGAGCTCACGGATGGCGATATAGGCGTTTTTGAATATTACGGTGACGCTTATATCAAACAGTTGCTTATAAACAATGAGGGAGCGTTTTTACATAGTCTAAACGATAAGTATAACGATATACTCATAGATAGAGATAGTGATTTTAGGATTATTGGCGAAGTTATGGGTAGTTACAGGGAGAATTAATATGCTGGAAAAAGTTGAACGCTTAATCTCGGAAATTAATAACTATGTGTAATATCTGAACCACGTTAGACGACGTTAAAGACTTTAACGTTTACAGATTTATGAAAGTTTACAAATTAAAAACAATAGCGAACGAAGCTATGGTTGTCAATGAGTTTAAAAAATTAATTTAAATAATAACGTGCAATACCTGATCCACGTAAAAAGCTGTTAGGAGAAACAAAATGGAAAGAAGAGTTAACAAAGTAGTTTATATTTTATTAGCGTTCTTTTTGGGCGGTATTGGAGCGCATAAATTTTACGCAGGAAAAATAGGCCAAGGTTTTTTATATATTATTTTTAGCATCACCTTTATCCCTGGAATTATCGGCCTTATTGAAGCTTTGATGGCTCTCGGGAAACAAACTGATGAATATGGAAATATCATCGTTTAATGAAACAAAAAAAGCCCCACGCTCAACTTTGGTCGGTGCGAGCGTGAGGCGAATCTAGTATAGTAAAAACCTGCTTTAAGTAGGCTCTTTACTGTACCTATTTTAACAAAAAATGAGGCAAAAATCAATGTGGTCAGAAAAACACAAAAGTGGAAAAGTAAATTTTGTAGAAAGATATAAAGATCCATATACTAATAAATGGAAACGTACATCAGTACTGATGGAAAAAGATACTCCTCGAATTAGAAAAGAAGCTCAAAGAATATTAGAGGCTAAGATAGCTGATATCGTAAGAAAGTTGCAAACCTCTGACATGCTGTTTACAAATCTAATCGATGAGTGGTGGATATTTTACCAACAGGAAATTAAAAGATCGTCTATTGTCACTTTAAAAGGCAATATTCGAGAGATTAGAGCAGAATTTGGGATCAATATACCTGTAGTTAATATCGACCCTAGATATGTCCAAAATTATCTGGATAATCTCGATTGCTCTAGAAACAAAAAAGAGCGAAACAAGTCTATGCTTAATCTTATCTTTGATTATGCTGTTAGTCTAGATATCATCAAGGATAATCCTGCAAGACGCGCTAAACTGCCAAAAATCAAGAAAACACTTAATGATTGGAAAAAGATTGAAGAAAAATATCTTGAAGAAGAAGAAATCAAGCGGTTGTTAAAAGAATTATTTAGAAGACCTAGCACTCGCCGCTTGGGATTACTATCAGAATTTATGAGTCTTAACGGATGCCGTATTGGTGAAGCTATTAGCATAGAGCCGGATAATATTGATTTTAAAAACAAAACTCTACAGTTGCACGGAACTTATGATCGTACTAATGGTTACATAAATGGAGAAAAGACCTCTCCAAAAACCCTTGCGTCCTATCGTGAAACCATTATGACCAAACGCGAAATGGAAATCATTCAAGAGTTAGAATTCATAAATGAGCTAGAAAAGAATACCAACCCACGGTATAGGGATATGGGCTACATCTTCACAACTAGGAACGGTGTTCCTATCCAAATAAATTCTTTTAATTTAGCATTGAAAAAAGCAAACGAGCGGCTTGAACAACCAATCAATAAAAATATCACTAGCCACATTTTCCGTCATACTTTAGTCAGTCGTCTTGCTGAAAATAACGTACCACTAAAAGCAATCATGGATCGTGTTGGACATGCTGATGCAAAAACTACTGTACAAATTTATACCCACATTACAAAGAAAATGAAATCCAACATAGCTGATATCATGGAAAACTACTAA